CACAGGGTCCATTTATTGATAACTTGTCAATAGTACTAAACNAGNNATAAAGGCAACTTGGTTGTTAAATAAATAGAATTATGGCTAAAGAAATTATAGATCTTGGNGAACAACCGAATGACGGTAGCGGTGATCCGTTACGCGACGCTGGCTCTAAGATCAATTCTAATTTTACCGAAATATATACGATATTCGGTAATGGAACTACATTATATAATGGCTGGGTTAGGAATGGCGATCAAATTATACGTCTTGGAGTCAGTTCTACTGCTCCAGCAAGTCCTGTTTCAGGGATGGTCGCGTATGCGGATGGGGTTCTCTGGAATCCTGCAGGAAGCAGTTCTCAACTCCCTTATATGGTTATATACAATGGTTACTTTTGGGCAGCTGCTAATCCATTAAGCGCAGTTACAAGTAATGCAGAAGAAGGTTCGGTATTGGTTTATAAAAATAATGAGTGGACTGCAACAAGACTGTTGGATATGCAAGACATAACTGGCGGACACTATTAAAAAGGTAAAAGATGGCATCATATATCAGAATAAAACGCTCAACTACACAAGGTAACCCATCTCACCTTGTCGCTGGCGAACTAGCATACTCCGCAGCAGATTATGGTACAGTTGCTGGCGGTGGAAGATTATACATTGGTATAGGAACCGAAACAGGTTCGCCACCAGATGCAGCAAACCACATAGTTATTGGCGGACAGTATTTTACAGATAAACTAGATCATACTCCTGGTGTCCTTACTGCATCATCAGCGATTATCACAGATTCTACAAATAAAATTGATGTTTTAAATGTCGATAATTTAACATTAAACGGCAATACCTTAAGCAGCACAGATTTAAACGGTAACATCTATCTTGATCCAACTGGATCTGGATATGTGCAAGTTATCGGTTCAAATGCCTTTATCCTTCCAGTAGGTAATACTGCAACAAGAGCACCATCTGTTGCTGGTGGTATTCGTTTTAACAGCGAATCAAGTCAGTTCGAAGGATACGACGGAACAAACTGGGCATCACTCGGTGGTGTTCGCTCGGTTGATGGACTAACATACATTTCTGCAGAATTGACACCAGGTGCATCAGATGATACTCTGAGATTCTACAGCAATGGCGTTCTTAAGATGTCTATTGATACTGATAGTATCGATATCGGAACAACTGTTGCAACTGTTAACATTGATGCAACTACTGTATCTACTTCTTATACCACTGGCGCTTTAGTTGTCGATGGTGGTGTTGGTATCGCTGGGAATCTATATGTTCAGGGTAACATTCAAGGTGCTTCAGTATCATTCACCTCTATTAATAATACTCCAATTGGTAGCACGATACCAAGTACTGGTGCGTTCAATTACTTACAAGTTGATAATATTAATATTGATGGTAATGTTATCAGCTCAACAAACAACAACGGTGACATTAGTATTCTGCCAAACGGATCTGGCAAAACAATATTAAAGAATACCTACATCGGTGATGAGTTTACTTCTCTACAAGAATACATTCAAGATGCTACTGCTGGAGCAGTTATAGCAGGAGAAGGTATTGACGTTACTTATGATGACACTGCTGGTACTGTAACAATTGATGCTGAATTAGCAACTACTACAAACAAGGGTGTTGCTTCGTTTGACGTAAACGACTTCACAGTAACACTCGGTGCAGTTGAACTGGTTGATAGAGTTGTTAAATCTATAACGACAGATTCTGGTTCTTTAGTTCCAACTACTCATACTTTTGAAATTCGCGGTGGCGAAGGCATTGATGTAACACACGCTACCAATGTTATTACAGTAACAGGTGAATTGGCTACTACAGCAAATATCGGTGTTGCTTCTTTTAGTTCTGCAAGTTTTGATGTAACAGAAGGTGCTGTTACAATTAAGACTGCTGGTGTTTCAAACACTCAGCTTGCTAACTCTAGCATAACAATTGGTACTACAAACGTAGCACTTGGTGCTACTTCTACTTCTCTTGGTGGAGTTACTCAGTTAGANGTAGANAACATTAGAATTAATGGTAACGAGATTATNTCTACNGATACCAATGGCGATATAATTTTAAATCCAAATGGTACTGGNGCTATTGATGCTTCTACTGCTAGAATTAAAAATCTGGCAGAGCCACAGTTCCCACAAGACGCAGCTACAAAGAACTACGTTGATACTCTTGCTGAAGGTTTGCATATTCACGAAGCGTGTCATGTTGCAACTCAAGCATCATTAGAAACAATTACTGGCGGCACAGTATCCTACAACAACGGAACTGATGGCGTAGGTGCTTTTCTTACCCTTTCCGTCGCTGTAACAGTAATCGATGGTCACCCACTAAACAACCTTGATCGTATTCTTGTTAAAAATCAAACACCAGCAGCAAGAAACGGTATCTATACTTGGGCAACTGGTGGAACAGTTCTCACTCGCGCTGCAGATTTTAACACTGGCGCAGAGATTAATGGTGGAGATTTCGTTTTCGTTGAGAACGGAACTCTTTACAATAATACTGGCTGGGTGCAGACAGAAGAAGTTGTTACAGTAGGAACCGACTCTGTAGTATGGCAGCAATTTGCTGGTGCTGGTACTTATACTGCTGGCTCTGGTCTTGCGCTGGTTGGAAATGAATTCTCACTTAATGTAGCTCTCACTGGTGGTCTTACTGTTATTGGTGATGAATTACAAATTGTTTCTACCGCAGCAGGAACTGGTNTAACATTTACATCTGGTGTATTTGATGTAGTTGGAACTACGGATAGAATTACTGCTAATGCAAACAGTATCGATATTGCTTCAACCTATGTTGGACAATCTTCTATCACAACTCTTGGTACTATTACTACTGGTACCTGGAATGGTAATGCAATCGGACCAGCATACGGCGGTCTTGGTTTATCTTCGATTAGTGCAAATCAATTAATAGTTGGAGCAGCAGGTAATACATATACTACCCTTTCTATGGGTACTGCTGGTCAAGTTTTACAAGTTAATTCTGCTGGAACTGCACTGGTATACGGAGATATTGACGGTGGAACATATTAATAGATATTAATAGAGAATTATTATTCTCTCTTTTTCCTTTTTTAAGGTAATGTAATGGCGAATAGAGTCAAACTTAAAAAGTCAGCGATACAGAATAAAGTACCTCTGCTTACAGATTTAGAGTATGGTGAGTTAGCACTCAACTATACCGATGGAAAGTTATTTTATAAAGATTCAACGAATACAATAAAATTCTTTCCAGATTCAACCCAGCTTGCATCATATGCAACAATAGCTGGCACAGAAACACTTCTCAATAAAACATTAACATCCCCAACGATCAATAGTGCCACAGCGAACAATCTGACGCTGACTGGTACTCTAACTGCTGGTGGTCTAGCAGGAACTAACGGACAAGTATTACAATCAACTGGCATCGGTGTTCAGTGGGCAACACCAGCATCTGCTTTAACTGTTAGCGAAATAGACGGTTCTAATGTTATAACTGGTTCAGTTAGTAATGTTAGTGTGCTTAGATTTGATACCGATTCTGGTTTTGATGTAACAGATCTTGGATCTGGTGCAGTTAAGATCGGAATGAATTCCACGTTTAAGACTTGGGAAGTCACAGGACAGTCTCCATTAATTGCAACTGGATTGGATACTGTTCGATTTGTTGCTGGTACTGGCATGACCATTACCACAAATCCAAATGCAACACCACAGTCTATAACCTTTAACGCTACATCTTCTGGTAACTCGTTTACAACTATTGCGGTTGCTGGTCAACCAAACGTAGTAGCAGATTCAGGATCTGACACACTCACTTTAGTAGCTGGTTCGGGCATCACATTAAGCACCAACTCTACTACTGATACGATAACAATCACTTCTACAGCAGCTGGTGGTACTGCCCTTAGCGAAAATTATATAACAGTTACATCTTATGTTTCAGATGGAACCACGACAGTTTATGCTTTGGGATTAGTTCCCTCTACCGATGAAAACGTAATTGTTACTATAAACGGTGTTGTTCAATCTATTGCAAATTATAGTGTAACTGGATCCAATTTAACATTCGTTGCGGCACCAAACCTTAATGATAAAATTGATTTTAGAATTATTTCTGGAGTTACGACTGATGCATCCCTGCGTGATTTCCAAAAGTATCTTTACAACATTACAACTACGACATCTACAATATCTGGAGCAGATGCGAACTCAAACGTATTAACTTATGATGTAGGTAAACTCGATGTTTATCAGAACGGTGTTCGATTAGTTGAAAGTATCGACTATACTGCAACTAATGGAACTTCTATTACATTTACAACTGCATTAGGCAATACTGACACTGTCGAAGTCCTTTCTTATGGCGCAGCTTATATCACTCAGGTTATTTCACCATCGACAGGGTTAATTTCTGGCGAACAGAGTTTAGCCAATACTACTGCAAATCAGATAGTCGACTCTTACAGTGCAACTGAGTTTAGAACGGCTAAATACTTGATACAAGCAATATGGACAAATCAGGTTCACTGCACAGAAGTTTTAGTAACTCATAATGGCACAGATGCATTCGTGACTGAATATGGAACAATGTATACTGGAGCATCTCCACTGATGACTGTTAGTGCAACATTAGCATCAGGCAACATTAATCTGACAGTATCACCAGCCAATCTTAGCACACAGATTGACTTTAAACGAATCTCAGTAGTAGCAAGAACTTTATCGTAGGAATAAAAAGTGGCACGAACTACAATACGAACTGGTGATATAACTGACAGTAGCGTAACAGCTGCTAAGTTAGCAACAACTGCCATTACAGATAAACTCGGATATACTCCTCTCCAGGCTAGCGATCTTAACAACTATGTAACGCTAACTGGCACTGCTACACTTACAAATAAAACTGCACAAAACTTAATTCTAACTGGAACTTTAACTGCAGGATCTACCACTGGAAGTTCTGGTCAATATTTGCAATCTACTGGCTCTGGCGTTCAGTGGGTGTCTTTAAGTATTCCTTCTCCAAACAGTTTCACAAATATTGCTGTTACAGGTCAAAATACAATAGCAGCTGATAGTTCTAGCGACACATTAACATTCATAGCTGGAACTGGAATAACAATCACTACAGATAACACTAGTGATAGTATTACTATTACTGGCAGTGCAGTTAATAATGTATTTTCGACAATAGCAGTTGCTGGGCAATCTAATGTTATAGCAGATGCTACCAGTGATACGTTAACATTCGTAGCAGGATCTAATGTAACAATTACAACAGATTCTACAAACGACAGTATCACTATCAATACTACAGATACTGTTTCAAATTCTTTTGCTACTATTGCTGTTGCTGGGCATTCTAACGTAGTTGCTGATTCTTCTACAGATATTTTAACCCTTCTTGCTAGTTCTGGTATTGATATATCAACTAATGCAACAACAGATACAATCACAATAACTAACACTGGCGTAACTTCTGTTAATGGTTTAACAGGTTCAGTTAGCGCTCAGAACATAATAGATGCGGTTAAATCTTTAGATGGACCAAACAGTGGATTAGATGCTGATACGCTAGATGGTAATGATGGTTCTTACTATCAGCAAGCATTAGGTTATACTCCTGTCAATAAGGCAGGAGATACAATGACTGGTTATCTAACACTTTCTGGTGCACCTACAAGTAATTTACATGCTGCCACAAAACAGTACGTCGATGATGTTGCTTCTGGTTTACATTGGAAGGGAGCTGTTAATCTTTTAGCAGCAAGTAACATAGCGTTAACTGGGAATACAAATACTTTAGTTATAGATGGTCATGATGCATTAGTATCAGCTGATTCTGGTTATAGAATTTTACTAAAGAATCAAACAACTGCAGCCAACAACGGTATCTACACCTATACTGATAACGGAACTACTTACACATTAACTAGATCTACTGATGCTGATACCTTTCAAGAATTAGAGGGAACTTCAGTTCTTATATTAGAAGGTACAACATATGCTCTAACTGGTTGGGTTCAAACTAATTATTCTCTGACAAGTTTCTCTGGTCAAACATGGGTTCAGTTTAACGCTGGCGGTGGCGGTGGTGGCTCAGATACGTTTAGAACTATTGCAGTCAATGGTCAGACTTCTGTTGTTGCAGATTCTTCAACAGATACTCTAACATTAGTAGCTGGAACTGGCATTGTTATTACAACAGATGCAGCAACTGATTCTATCACCATCAATTCTACTGGTGGCGGTGGTGGAGGCTCTGGTGGTATAACTACTTTAGTTGACAAATTTACTGGTGACGGAACTACTACACAATATACTCTATCATCAACACCAACAAATGAAGACCACACCATCGTAGTCATAGAGGGTGTTGTTCAGTTTAAGGATACCTATTCTGTTTCAGGAAATGTACTGACATTTTCTAGTGCACCATATAATGGATATAATCTAGAGATTACAACTGTCTCTGGTGTTTTAGTTAATGCGTTTTCTACTATTGCTGTTGCTGGACAGTCTAACGTAGTTGCTGATAGTTCCTCTGATACCTTAACATTATCTTCTGGTTCTGGTATTGCGATAACGACAACTGCAGGAACTGATACTATAGGCGTAGCAGTAGACAGCACAGTTGTTACTTTAACTGGCTCTCAAACATTAACTAGCAAAACATTAACTTCTCCTGTTCTTGGCGGAATAACAACTTCTGCTTCTGGGAACGTAGTATTTAAACCTGCTACTAACATTTTAGAAGTCCAGGGTGATGGAGCTTCAGTTGATGGACAGATCCAATTAAACTGCCATGTTAACTCTCATGGTCAAAAAATTGCATCCCAACCGCATTCTCAGGCTGCTACTAATAAGTTGTTATTGCCTGGTGGAACTACGATTGGTAATGCAGATGCGGTTCTTGTTTCAGATACTGGTACGCAAACATTAACCAATAAAACTATATCTCTCGCAAACAATACTGTTAGCGGAACTCTGGCACAGTTTAATACTGCGGTAACTGATGCTGATCTAGCATCGATAGCTGGAGCTGAAACATTAACAAATAAAACACTAACAAGTCCAGTACTGAATACTGCTACTGCTGATAATCTAACTTTAACTGGAACATTGACAGCAAATGCTGCGGTTGGATCTGCAGGTCAAGTATTAAAATCGACTGGAACTGGAGTTCAGTGGGCTAATGAAAGTGGCGGTTCTTCTTTCTCTACTATAACTGTTGCTGGGCAGTCTAATGTAGTTGCAGATTCTGCGTCAGATACATTAACTCTTGTCGCTGGCAGTAACGTAACACTTACTACAGATGCAACTAATGATAGTATTACAATTTCTGCTACTGGTGGAGGTGGGGGAAGTAGTAATTCTTTTGCTACTATTGCAGTTAGTGGGCAGTCTAGTGTTGTTGCTGATTCATCAACAGATACATTAACATTAGTTGCTGGTAGTGGAATTTCTATTACTACTGATGCTACAACAGATACATTAACAATTACCAATACTGGCGGTGGAGGCGGTGGAGTTGCCTCTGATTCGTTTAAAACTATTTCAGTTTATGGACAGTCTAACGT